AAGTAGTTCCTTTCTTTTTCTGCTTCAGCAGTTTATAAACATATTTAACTAATTAAAGTCTGATATTCCTCTTTTACCATGATTTCATTTGTCACGGTTTTTAGATTGTAGTAGGACATGAATTTGAGGTAATCAAACTCTGTGGGGTCATCCAAGCTTTCTAGCGCGTCTTTTACGAGATGATGGATCATATTTCTATCGGCTTCGTTTTCACAGCGTAGGCGAGCGTTCTGGTACTCTGAGCGTGTGTGGTCTTTGTGTCCGAGCTCATGCAGTAGTACCTTAACTCTCTCTTGTTTGCTGAGTTTACTCGACAAGAAAGCTGTATTGGTTTCTTTTTCGTAAAATCCAAGTTCATCAGGTATTAGTTCACCGTCAAAATCGACAATGCGAACCTGAAAATGACTTATAATTTCTTTTTCGGTCACTAAGCAGTACCTCTAATCACCAGCTTCTTTGAGATAACCTTCAATGATAGACTGGATGATTTTCTTCTTTTCATCTGTTAATTCACGACCACCGAACATCATGACGTTAGACGCCATTTCTTCTACATTCAGAGTTTTACCTTTCCATATGTACTCTTTGGAATCTCCAGCAATAGCAGGGTTATCAGTACGACCAAGCAAATAGTCAGTGGACACGTTGAAGTAGTCGGCTATTTGTTGCAGCCGTTCAGCAGACGGTTGATTTCTTTTCAACCCATACAAAGAATTCTTTCCTATCTTTAGCTTATCTTCTAAAGTATTTAGCGAAATCCCTTGTTTTTCACATAAATCTTTTACGATTTCAAAAGTAGAAAACATTGATTTATCAGCCTTTCTAAGACATGACAAAAAATATTTTACAAAATACGCGAAAATTAGTTGACATTGTTTCGCGTTTACGCTAAAATAGTTTTTGTAAGTTAATGAGTTAGTAAAAAACGAAGTTAAAACTTATCTAAAAATAAATAGCTTTGGCGAGCAAAATGAGTTGATAGATATAATGTTTTATCAAGGTTTTTAATTATGCTTTCATTTTAGCAGATACGCTAAAAACTGTCAAGCGTTTTATAAAATAATTTACTAACTCTTTAACTTAACTAATTAAAAAGGAGGAGGTCACATGAGCCAACAACATCGTAAGTGGAACGAGCTCGTAAAGGAGCGAATTGAAAAACGCGGGTGGTCGCAGACGGATTTGGCTATCGTCGTAGGTGTTAGTCCGTCAGCCATCACACAACTTTTTAAAGATGGTAAAGGAAGTGATGATTTGAAGCTTCGTATTAACAAGAAGTTGCGAATCAACGAGTCATGGGAAAAATTTGAGTAGGAGGAGGGGAAAATGAGAGAAATCATACTCAGTGCCATAGTATCATCAATAATTTCAATACTGATGATGACTATTCAAATAAAGATGATAAAAAAATGGCTTGCCGATTTTTTCGACAAGCAAGATGAATGGTTAAAAACACATTTTGAAAATTTAGTCAAAAGATTGTTTTTATAAACAGACATTATAGAAATCTTCACCTAAAGGTGTAATATCTATAATCCCTTTTGCTACATGTAATTTTTCGTTGTTTTTAGCATTGATATACGATGTTTTATAAGCTGTGACTAAAGGGTTGCTTTCAAGTAATGTGTATTTTTCTTCTTTCGAAAGCCAAGTTGTGAAATCAACTTTAATCAAACCTAATCTTTCAAGGTTTGTGATAGAGGAAGCATTTCTATCAAAATCAAACATTGAATTATCAAGTGACGATTCTATTTCACCATCATGAGGAATAAAAATTAGTGGTTTTAAAAGGCTCTGACCCCCTGTTTCGAATTCCAGCAAATACTTAGCGACAGGACATCGTTTTCTTTGAGCAATAAACTTCAAATTCCTAGCATCTAAAGGACTGAGCTGTTTAATGATTTCAACAAAAGAATGATGCAATAACGAACTTTTTGAAGAATCAAATGATGCCGCTAATAGTGATGCAAAAATTTCTCGTATATCTTCTTCCTCGATATAAAATTTTGATGCTTCCAATGCAGGTCCTAATATACTCATTTTAGGTTCTTGTATATTTTCTACAGGTATTTGTTCGACTTTCTCAGTTAGTGATTCAATGTACTTCTCATTATCATATTTACGTTTTTCATTTTTTCGTAATAGGAAACTATCAAGAGAACCAAAAACATATTTCCATGCTTCATTAAAAGTGTTAGCAGGAGCCTCAGCTCCCTTTGTAGCCATAGTTGTTGCAAACGCAGTTAAGATTGTAGGTAACAAATCAGCCATAATACACCTCGTGTTTTTATTTTAATTATACCAAATTTAGAAAGGAATTTTATGAACGAAATTTTTAATTTTCACGGGCAGGAAGTCCGTACTTTGATAATTGATGACGAGCCTTGGTTCGTTGGTAAAGATGTTGCAGATATCCTAGGATATAGCAAGGCTAGAAATGCGATTGCTCTTCATGTTGATGAAGATGACGCCCTAAAACAGGGCCTCACAGATAATTTAGGAAGGGTTCAAGAAACTATCATCATTAATGAATCTGGTCTCTACTCTCTTATCTTATCCAGCAAGTTACCTCAGGCTAAGGAATTCAAGCGCTGGGTGACATCAGAGGTCTTGCCAGCTATTCGCAAGCAGGGCGGATTTATCCGTGAGGACTTGGACGAGGATGCCTTTATCGCTCTCTTTACTGGCCAGAAGAAATTGCGTGAGCAACAGGCGACCATGTTGGAAGACATTGACTATCTGAAGAGTGAGCAACCGATTCATCCAAGCTATGCTCAGTCGCTCTTGAAGAAGCGTAAGGCTAGGGTTGTGGCATGCCTGGGTGGTATTGATAGTCCAGCTTATGCAGATAAGAATTTTGCTCAGTCGGTATTTAGACAAGCTGAGATTGATTTTAAAGACCACTTCAATATCAGTCGCTATGATCTGCTACCGAAAAAGTTTGCAGAAGCAGCATTGGCCTACTGGATGACGTGGGAGCCAAGCACAAATACCAAGATGAAGATTATGGAACTGAACGCTTTTAGTCAAGCGTAGGGAGGAGAAGGAAAATGGAAATCAAATACATTTATAACAAAACGCCTCTTGGGTGGGTATGGCAGTTAGTAATTGATGGGTACGAGTTTTTTTATCCATGTGGCGATTTAAAAGCGTTAAAAAAATTCGTCAAATCAGAATTAGAAGTTTTGTTAGACAAAAAAGAAAGTGATAGTAATTACGGCTTGGCATTCCATGCGTGTGGATATAACGGACAAGCACAAAATGATTTTATCAACTATTGGGAAAATCAAGGAGTTAGTGTTTTTTAGAAAGGGGGATTAATAGAAAAATTAAGTTTAGAACCAATTTATGTCGTGAACGAAAACGAGATATGCAAAAAGCACCTAACGAAGTCAGGCGCATACTTAAATAATTAAAACCATTATATCACAAAAATGCTTGCCCGCATAGTTGAGAGGATGTAGAAAATGGAAGGTATAACGTTACAATTACGATTAGACGGCGAAAGTGCCGAATTGTTCACTAATCAATTATTGGCCTTTGCTGAAAAGCAAGTCAAGGAGCAGTTAGAGAATGATCGCATGCCAATCAATCAACAAGCTTTGATGAAGAAGTTTGGCTTCACTCATGGCTATATTAAGAAATTAGAACGTAAAGGCTTAAGATTTCGTAAGCAAGGAAAAGATATTATGTACGATGTCAACGATGTTTATGAGATTTTGGAATTAGAGAAAGAAGTACGAAAATTAAGAGCATAAGGAGATAAAAATGTTTGAACCACCGATTTTAAACCAGTTAATGGGTGTTGGAGGCTTGCTGATTGGATTTGCAGCGGCTTGCCGTCATATCAAATTGCGAGAACAACGCGAGGAAGAAGAGAGACGAGAAGAGCAAGAATTTGCGTCCATGATTATCCAAGGCTATAACCATGCATACGAACGTGGTAGAGAGGACAAATGGCAAGAAATTCGCAAGAATATTCGACGAGAGTTTAAAGGCTTCACCTACGACAACGAACCGCCTGTAGGCTTGCGTTCAGAACATCTAGGCTTACGCCAAGAACCTCTGGCATTACCAGAGCCTAAAATGCACATCTTGAAGTGAGGAGGTCAGGAAATGGAAGAGTTGATTGAATGGCTATTGTGGCACGAGAGAGTGAATAAAGAAATGTTATCGTCTGATGAAAAAAAGTCTGACTTTGAACTATATTTAGAGGACGAGAACAGAAAAATTTCACTTATCAAAGAATACCTAACCGACTATGAAAAACTAGCTAAGGACTATCGTGATGTGGCTCTTAAAAATAAGCTGCTAAAGATTGAAAAAATGGAGCTGGAAGGCAGGTACATCTATGAGGATATGCGGATGAAGTACCGTGCCAATCGTAGGAAGTGGGGGGCTCGGTATGTCTGAAATCAAGTGGATTAAAATCACAACCGATATTTTTGACGATGAAAAGATTTGCCTGATTGATGCCTTACCTGATCCTGATGCCATCTTAGTGATATGGTTCAAGATTTTGACACTTGCTGGAAAACATAACAGTAATGGTTTGCTGATGATGACTGATAAGGTTCACTATACTGATGAAATGTTGGCCACTATTTTTCGCAGGCCATTAAATACAGTCAGAATGGCCTTGGGAGTCTTTGAACAGTTTGGAATGGTCGAGATTATAGACGGTGTCATTACCTTGCCAAACTGGGAAAAGCATCAAAACATTGACGGTATGGAAAAAATCAAGGAACAAACACGTAATCGTGTGGCCAGACATCGTGAAAAACAGAAAAATCTTGCTCTTGGTAACGTTACAGGTAACGTTACAGTAACGGACGGTAACGCACTAGAAGAAGATAAGAATAGATTAGATAAAGATAAGAATAAGAAAAGAATAACTACTACTAATAGTAGTGGTGGTCAAGAAAATATCTTAGAACTTTTTCAATCTGAATTTCGTAGATTCTTATCTGGATTTGAGATTGAAGAAATAAATCATCTACTAAATGAGAATGATGTGGATCTGGTAAAAGAAGCACTGAAGACTGCTATTAACTCTGGAAAACCCAACATCAAATATATAGGTGGGATTTTAAGAAATTGGCAAATGAACAATGTCACGACTGTTGAGCAGGTTCGTCAATCAGAAAAGAAGAACAAGGATAAGAAAGAAGGACAGGAGGACAAGAACGAATGGGGATTTTAGAACTTATCGAGCAATTTGAAGATGAATTTTATCCGGTAAGCGACGAAAAGAAATCTTTGCTTATAAAACAACCTCTTTCTACTGTCACTGCCTGCTTGTCTGAAATGGCTAGCTGGTATGAATGCGGAGGTCGGATAGTATGGTAGACAATGTATTTGAGGAGATTGCCTTATCTTATCGTAGGAACACAGAACAACAGGAAGAGCTTTGCAAAAAGCATAACATTCCTTTGATAAAGATATTGAGGACTGATAGTGTTGTATGTCAAATGTGCGAATCTGAGCGGATCCATGAGGAAAACCAAGCAAGAGTGAATGAACTGGCTGACGCTGAGAATGAGCGAGAGAGGAAATATTATCTTGAGAAGTTTTCTCTTTATGATGAGGTTTTGAAAAATGCGACTTTGGACAATTTTGAGACACCCACTGAAAAAGAAGCGGAAAAGCTAGCTTTTGCAAGGCGGATTTGTCGTGAGTGGTCTGAGGGTGCTAGGAATAATATCGTGCTACAAGGAGAAGCTGGGACAGGTAAGAGTCATTTGGCTTTTGCGATGGTAAAAGCATTATCTGAGTACACGAAAGAGATTGCTATATTTATCAATGTGACCGACTTGCTGATGAAGATTAAAGCTGATTTTAGTCAGGAAGAGTTCTTGGTCAATAAAATTGCTAGTGCAAAGTTTTTGGTCTTGGATGATCTTGGGATGGAGAAGGACAGTGAGTGGTCCTTTAGTATTCTTTATAACATTCTCAACAAAAGGGCTAACACGGTTATCACGACTAATCTGACTGCGCAAGAAATTCAGAAGCGATATGGTCGGCCGTTTATGAGTCGGTTGATGAAGGGTGTAGACAATGATCATCTGATGGTATTTAATGACTTGAAAAACAAAAGGAAAGATTACTTTTAGAGAGGTGGTACACATTGTTATTAAAACTTTACTTCGTCTACAATGGGCATTGCAAGTTTTTTCTTGGTGGTTTCAACAATGTGGATGAACTTATCGAACAGATGAAAGACCATCAGTGGGCTTTCTCTGGTATTACTAGACCAAGATTTAAAAAATATATCGGAAAAGACGATGTACGTTTTGATTATGGTGCGGTAGATTGCTATTACTTAGCAACAAAATCAACGTGCCGCGAACCACGTTAAAAGCGAGCTAGAATATGCGTCAATCGGTCGTGTGACCTGGACGAGCGACTGCCCGTATTTAGCCAAACTCACACAAAGGCAGTCGTATTTTTTGGATAAACAGATGAAATTTTTGGATTTATTCGCTGGCATTGGCGGCTTTCGTCTAGGCATGGAGTCTGCCGGCCATAAATGTATCGGATTTTGTGAGATTGACAAGTTTGCTAGAGAAAGCTATAAAGCGATACACAATACGAAAGGAGAAATAGAATTACATGACATCACAGCAGTATCAGATGAATCTATTCGAGGAATCGGAAGTGTGGACATTATCTGTGGAGGATTTCCGTGCCAAGCTTTCTCAATTGCAGGAAACAGACGAGGCTTTGAAGATACACGAGGAACTTTGTTCTTTGAAATTGCTAGGTTCGCATCTATTCTCAGACCTAAATATCTATTCCTTGAGAACGTCAGAGGACTCCTCAACCATGACGGAGGGGCTACATTTGAAACCATCATCCGAACCTTGGACGAATTGGGGTATGATGTGGAATGGCAAGTGCTTAACAGCAAGAATTTCGGAGTCCCCCAAAATAGGGAACGTGTGTTCATTATCGGACATCTTAGAGGCGAACGTACCAGAAGAATTTTTCCTCTCGGCAGAGAAAGTCAGTCAACTAGTAGCCAATCAGTCGTGAAAATCGGTAATGTAAACCCATCTGGCAACGGAATGAATGGAGAAGTCTATCAAGCTGACGGCCTAGCTCCTACACTCACAACGAACAAGGGAGAAGGGCAGAAGATAGCCATAAAAAGCAATACTATAAAACAATTTGGGGTATTGCAACCCAATTTTAATCAATGTGGAGTGATTTACGAAACAGACGGCATCGCACCAACTATCAGAGCCTATCAAGGCGGAGGGCTTGAGCCTAAAATCATTCAGCGCGGTCATGGTTATAATCAAGGTGGAGAACATGACATCGCTCCTACTTTGACAAGCAATAGCTATCAAGAAAATAATCATTTATCAGACGGCTATCGAATCAGAAAACTAACACCTCGTGAGTGCTGGAGGTTACAAGGCTTTCCAGACTGGGCTTTTGATAAGGCGCAAGAAGTCAACTCAAACAGTCAATTATACAAGCAAGCTGGCAATAGCGTGACAGTCAATGTCATAGCAGCAATAGCAAAGGAGTTATCATGAACACAATAGACAAAGTCAAACAATGGTTTATTGACCGTGATTTAGAAAACGGTGGGCGGTTGGACAAGCAGTCTTTGAAGCTCAGTGAAGAATTCGGCGAACTATGCGCCGGCTATCTCAAGAAGAATGAGCAACTGACCAAGGACAGCATCGGAGATTGCGCAGTCGTGATTGTTGGTTTGGCGTTGCTTATAAAGGAGGATGTGCATAAGATTTTTGAAACATCAGAAAATGATAGAGATGTAATGACATGTTTTAGTCATTTAAGTAGAAATATAAGCGATTTTCAGATTTACCAAGATTCATTTTCTAAAAAATTTCGCAAAGTAAGTCTGATACGTACAATCCGCTGTTTAAAATCGCTAAGCACCGCACTCGGATATGATTTCGAAGAATGTTTTGAACTTGCTTACCAAGAAATTAAAGACCGCAAAGGTCGTTGGATTGACGGCTCGTTCGTCAAAGAGGAGGATTTACCTGATGCTTGAAATAGATGGCAAAAGCTACGAAGTCCATAAAGTGAAACTCACAAAAAAGGATTTAAAAAACTTGAAAAAAGGCGAAACACTTATTTTTATCTGTAAAGAAGATAAAAAGGCTATAACTGTTAGTTTGGAGGATTTGATATGATTCCAAGATTTAGAGCGTGGGATAGCGTAGAAAAGAAATTCGTAGAACATTTTTTTATCACAGATAACAGCTTGATTTGCAACATGGAAAAACCAACATCGGACCGCAAACTTCCTATTCCTATCGAAAAGTCGGAAATGATCCTCATGCAATCAACAGGACTCAAGGATAAGAACGGCAAGGAAATCTTTGAAGGCGACATAGTCAAAATGGCCAAGGATGTCTATTCTGAACCGACTTATTACGAGGTTGTAAGGCATCGAGGCGGAGCATATCGTCTTGAATCCAAACAACACGGATGTGAATTGTGGCTACGACATGCTGATTGTGAAGTCGTGGGGAATGTATACGAAAACAAGGAGCTTTTGGAGGATAAGGAGTGAGATATTTTAAAATCCTATGTGTTGTTTTACTCGCATTCTTCCTCGTAGCATGTCACCAGATTTCGAGTGGGACGGTTGTAGACAAGTACATTGATGAACCTCATACAACGTTCATACCTGTTATGAATGGTAAAAGTTCGGTACTTGTGCCAACCAGAACCAAAAGAAAATACATTCTGGTTGTTTCAGGATATGCAGGTAATAAGCACGTTGAAGAAACATTTGAAGTGACAGCTAAGGAATACAAACACTATGGAATCGGCAATACTTTTATACAGGATGCCGTTTTAGAAATCGAAGGAGATAGAGAATGAACATACAGGGACTAATTGAACGCTATGAAAAATTTAAAGATAGCAAGAAGAAATTGACCTCGGTTGATTTGGTTTTGAAAGACTTACGGTCTTTAGACGAACCAGAACCGTTGCCGTTCAAATTAAAAGATGTCGTTCGTCGAATTAGAGGGTTTGATCCAACAACTCAAACCAGATGGCTTAATGACATTCTTAAAGAATTAGGGGACGACTACGGTTCAATGAAATATCGCAGTGGTTACGAGCAAGGAAAAAGTGAGGGAGCATGGGTTGGCGAACAATTGAAAGATGCTGATAAGATTCGAAAAGAATTGAATAAAGTGCTTCTACCTAATTTTATGGATGACTGGATTTTCGAGTGCCAACTTTTAAAAAATTTTAGTTTGCGTGATGCACTAGATAGTAACACAATCCATCTCTACGCTAAAAAAAGCGAATTCGTGAAGAAATGGCTTAATGACAAAAACAACCAAGAACTTTTCGCTCGAGCGTGGTTGACTGACTATGAGGCCGAGAAAGAGCCAAAATACAAAGTTAAGTTAAAAAATACAGATGATTATCTAAATCAAACAGAAACTGGATTCCACTTTTTTAACAATGGGAAAAACAACGAAAAATTTACACGAAAGGAACTGGAATATTCTGGTTTTGGTGAAGTGTTTAATAGTCCACTATTTGAAGTGGAGGAGGTTGAGTGATGGATAAGGTCCAAGGGATTTGGTGCCCTAGTTGTCACAAATTTTGTAAACTACAGGATCTTAATAAATCAAGTTTCAGTAAAGAATTTGATCTATACGAATGTAATAATCAACTGCATTCAACGGTTATATTACTAATTGTGAAGAAGGAGCAATAAAATGAAACGCTTTATCGCAATATGGATTTTATTGTCTGCCGGATTAAATATTTGGCAGAGTATCCACATTAAAAAACTAGAAGCAAAGCGTCCGATTGTCGTCTATAAAGCTGACAACCAAGGAGGAGAGATATTCGGTAAAGTAGTCGAGAAAGGACGATATGGCAAACTATATACAATCACGATTCGTGATTACGGGGTATTCGTGGTTACGAAGGAAGTTTATGATACGGTGAAAGTTGGAAATGAGGTGAAACTTTAGATGGAAGAAAAAGAGTTAGAAGAACTTGCTTTTGTTTTTCAAGTGGGGCAGCTCGTTTTGCACACAGCAAAGTCAATTATTAAAGATGAGAATTTGTTAGGAAGTAACGGGACGTTCGCTATTGACGGTCACAAGTTCGAGATAAAGATATCAGAGGTATCTGAAAAGGAGGATGAGGTAATATTGTAATGGCAGAGTACAAGAAACCAACTTACATCATCATTCAGGAAGCAATGGCAGAGCGCATTAGATTTCTGGAAGATGAACTGTACGAAAGGGCCTATAAGGATATTGAGAAGCTAGAAGCTCAAAATGATTTCTTAAAAGGTCTTTGTAACAATCAACTTGAAATCATCATGGATTATGAATGGAAGCAGATGCAAGAGCAGGCTGAGTTCATAAAGGCTAATACTAGAAAGTGGAGAGCAAGATGCAACTAAGATTGAAAGAACTTAGAGAGGATCTATGTCTATCTGTAGGACAAATGGCGAAAGAGACAGGTGTCTCCCAAAATACAATTCATTTGTACGAACGGGGTGGATATCCGTCCATTAAGCAAATCGAAATGATCGCTAAAACCTATGATGTAAACCCTGCGTGGCTTGTTGGGTGGATAGATGATGAAATGATGCCTGGAGTCCAGGTCGTTGAAAAAGTGGTCTATAAAGAAAGTCCAACAGCAAGATTGCCAGATTATTTTAACAATAATAACGAAGGTAAGATTATCAAGTGGAAGCAGTCACGAAGATATCGAGGGGGTAGGAATTGAAGAAATTAAGCGACGAAGACCTCAAAACATTAGACCGAGAACTTTTCAAATTTCAAAACGTTCAACGTACAATAGATTTGAGAAGGCTAGAACTAGAAACTCGAAATCCAGATGCTCAAAGTGGGCCTAGCGTAGGAATAAGCAAACCTACCGAAACCATCGCAATCAGAATAGCGGATGATCCAACCTTAAAATTCCTTGAAGGGTTCAAAGGGATTATCAACAAACTCTTGATCAATCTAGTTGATGAAGATAAGGAAATCTTTAATCTGCGCTGGAGATATCCTCAACTGAGATGGGAAGAAATAGCGGAACAGAAATTCATGAGCAAAGCCACAATTTATAGAAGGAGGAGGATTATCTTAGAACAGTACGCTATACTGAAAGGTGAGTTGTAAACAAGAATGAGACAAAAGGCATCTTGAAGTCTCACAAAAAAAGGTTTATTATGATAGCATGAACTTCTGAAACAAAAACACATATCACACTTTAGGAGTCATCCTTAATTCTAGTCAGAAAAGTTGTCCAACAGAAGTATCGTCAAGAGTCAGCAAATGCTGGCTTTTTGTTTTGGGAAAGGAGGTAGAATATGGAATTTGTATCACCGATAAAAGATAATGACGACATTCAGGCAATGAAAGATTATCTCAGAGAGTGGAATGAGATGTATTATATGTTATTCATCACAGGTCTGAATACTGGTTTGCGAGTCGGAGATATACTTACCTTGAAAGTTAAAGATGTCCAGGGATGGCACATCAAGCTGAGAGAACGGAAGACTGGCAAGCAGATAACAAGACGGATGACAAAAGAACTCAAGAAAGAAATGAGAAAATATGTCGAAGACAAACCATTTCATCATTTCTTATTCAAGAGTAGGCAAGGGAAAAATAAAGCAATCACTCGTGAGAGAGCCTATCAAATTATTCATGAGGCTGCTGAAGAACTTGGCATTGATAATGTTGGAACACATACAATGCGAAAAACGTTTGGTTATAAATATTACAACAAGACAAAGGACGTAGGGACATTGCAGAAAATGTTCAATCACTCATCACCTGCAATTACCCTGAGATACATAGGGATAGAGCAAGCAGAGCTTGATGACGCACTACGGAACTTTGTCATTTAATTTTTTTAGATATTACTTTCACTTAATGAGTTAAGCATAAAGTGAAAAAATCAAAGGCATGAAAAGCTAGGAACTGTAAGGATTTGAGAATCAAGGGGAGTTTAACAAAATATAAGATATGTGAAAGTGAGGGATAAAATTGGTATAGTTACAGGAGGTGAAAAATGGACAATCAATATAATTTATACAGAAAGGTTGATGACCATGATGGAGTCATGTGGAAACATCAAGATTACCACAAACAGAAAGAATTAGAATTAAGGAATCCAATCTTTAGTTACTCAAAAAGAAAATCAAGAAAAGTAAAATGAGACAAAAGACATCTTGAAGTCTCACAAAAAAAGGTTTATTATGGTAGCATAGATTTCTTGTATGAGATGGGATAGGTCAAGAGCCTGTCCTTTTGTTTTACAAAGGAGTATATATCATGTACAACAAACCAGTCAGACAAAGCTTGAAGACAAGTAAGTGGTACAAGTTCCGTGACAAGGTCATGAGACAACACGATTACCTTTGCCAAGAAAGTCTAAGATATGGGCAGTCAGTTCCAGCTGAAATGGTTCATCATATTTACCCAGTATCTGAGTATCCAGAACTTGAGTATGTATCTTGGAATTGTTTACCGCTGACCAACCGCAAACACAATACGTTTCATGACCGCAACAACGATAAGATAATAGGAAATGGAATTTATTGGCAAAAGAAAAGAAAAAAAGAATTTTTAAATTTTTTTAAAAATAAAAATGAAAAATGAAAAAATTTTTTCTATCCCCCCCACTTCAAAAAATTTTTTTCGAAGCCTCTGGGAACCGGTGAAGGGAACTTTTTCCAAGTCGGGGGCCTTCAAACAAAAAGGGGGTAAAAACTAAGCGATTTTGACGAAAGGAGGTAGTTTTTGGCTAAACCAATTACAGCGAAGTCTATTAAGTCAAAAGTGGTCAAGCAGATGAAAGACTTGGGCACTTATCGTAAAGAGTTTGAAATGATCATTGACATCTTTGCAGGTATGCTATATCAGTATCAGAAACTTGCTCAAGATTATGCTGACATGGGTTATCCAGTAACAGACACCTACGTCAATAAGGCTGGTGCTGAAAATGAGCGCAAAGTTCCAATCTTGACAGCGATGGAAATTTTGAGGAAAGACATCCTCAGCTACTCTAATCAGTTGATGATGAATCCGAAGTCTCTCGGTGAGGTAGTAGAACAAGAGGGTGAGTCAGTTCTTACTGAGGTCCTGAAGTTTAAGAATGAACTAAAAAAGAAGCGAGTGAAAGATGGATAAAGACTTTGAAAAACGTTTTGCCGATTTTCGCCACGCTACAACCAATCTTGGAAAAGCTAAAGCCTATGTTGATTATGTCCTGAGCTATCAAGAGGAACATAACGAAGAACGGATTTTGGCTGCTGAACGCTTTTTGAGGGATTTGGAAAATCCAGCATATGAGCTTGATGAGGATATAGTGGATTTTGCCGTTCACTTCATTGAGAACTCAATTGTTCATCAGCAAGGAGATGACATGTTTGCCATGTCTATCCGTAACAAGCCTTTGATTTTGCAACCGTGGCAACATTTCACGGTTGTCAATCTCTTTGGGTTCTATCACGCTGGTACGAACGAGCGTAGGTTCAAAGAAGCCTTGATAATGCTGGCACGGAAAAACGGCAAGACCAGTTTTACTGCTGCTATTGCTTTGCTTTATCAGATTTTGGATGCCGATAGTGGTTCAAAATGCTACATCGTGGCCAACTCTGTCAAGCAAGCGCTGGAAGCCTTTAATTTCATCAAGTTCAACGTGGAACGATGGAATGAGAAATCTATCCGTATCAAGGACAATAACCAAGAACACTCTATCACAGCTAATTTTGGAGATGATGGGTCATTCTATATTCAGGCCTTGGCCAACGATGAGAGCCGTTTGGACTCTCTCAATGGCAATGTCACGGTCATCGATGAAGCTCACACGATGAGAAATAGTAAGAAGTATGGTCTTATGAAGAAAACAATGTCAGCATACCGAAATAGTATGCTTTTTGTTATCTCTACGGCTGGTGATATTCCTACTGGATTTCTTGCTAACCGCTTGAAATACTGTCAGAAAGTGCTTAAGCAGTTGGTACAGGATGAGGCTTTATTTATCTTTATTTGTAAAGCCAATCAGACAACGGATGGCGATGTTGGTGACTATCTTGATGATAATGTTTTGAAGATGGCAAATCCGTCTTGGGGTGTCACGGTGTCCATGCCTGCTTTGAGAGCTGAAGCTGAGCAGGCTATGAACGATCCACAGACCAGAAATGAGTTTTTCAATAAAACTTTGAATGTCTTCACTAACTCAATGAACGCTTATTTCAATCCTGATGAGTTCATTGCTTCAGACAGTCGCTATGATTGGACCTTAGAGGAGCTGGCACGCTTGCCTATCCAGTGGTATGGTGGGGCTGACTTGTCAAGGTTGCATGACTTGACCGCTGCTGCTCTTTATGGAGTTTACCATGATGGTGAGAAAGATGTTGATATTTGCATCACACACGCTTTCTTTCCTCGTGTCAACGCTCAAAAGAAAGCCAATGATGACGGGATTCCACTCTTTGGCTGGCAGTCTGATGGTTGGTTAACAATGAGCAATACTCCGACCGTTCTCTATGATGATATTGTTAAATGGTTCATCAAGATGAGAGAGAAAGGGTTCAAGATTGCTGCTGTCGGTATGGATAGGAAGTTTGGTCGTGAGTTCCTGACCAAGATGAAACAAGCTCGGTTCAAGATGATTGACCAACCTCAGCTATTTTATCTGAAATCAGAGGGATTCAGACGGATTGAGTTTAAAGTTAAGAATAAAGAGTTTTACTATCTTCATTCTGACGCTTACGAATACTGTGTGAGCAATGTTAGAGCGATTGAAAAGGTGGATGATGCTGTGCAATATGAGAAATTAGACGGTGACGGTGGTACTGCAAGAATTGACTTGTTCGATGCCAGCGTTTTTGCTTGTATTCAGGCTCTTGCTAATCTTGGTAAGAATCAGAATGTCATGAGCTTCTTTGATTAGGTGACTTATGAATGAAATAGTTTTATCAGAACATGAAATTAATGTGCTAATTAATAAAGGGCGAGTTAAAGTAATTTTAAACGGTGAAGAAGTAATCGTTCGTCAAAGCTATACGAAAGATTTGAGGGCTGAAACAGTTAACTGGGATAAACAAATAGTTGATGTCAGTCAGAATATAGTAAGAAACAAACACTTTGACTCACTTTTTCAAAATAATTTTCGCTAGAAAGGAGGTGAGTAAAGATGGGGCTTTTAGATAGGTTTTTGAAACGTGGTAAGAGTCGAAGTGGAACGAATGTTATCACTCATTCAGATTTTGGTCTTTATATCGACGGTGATAGCTATGTGCCACTGGCTCGCAATCCTGATGTGATTGCTGCGGTCAATAAGATTGCTGACATGGTGTCGAACATGACTATTCACTTGATGGAGAATACCGACAAGGGCGACATCCGAATTAAAGACGGACTAGCTAGAAAAATCGATGTAAATCCATGCGACAACATGACTCGCAAGACTTGGATTTTCAAGATTGTGCGTGACCTGTTGCTATTTGGTGACGGAAATTCGGTTCTTCATGTTGAGTATGATCCTGTGAATGATTATATTTTGAACCTGAGACCATTCTCTATGAGTGAAGTTTCTTTCAAAAGTGATGATGTTGGTTATATCGTGAATTATCGTGGTATCGACTACAACCCAAGCGAAATCGTGCACTTTGTAATCAACCCAGATCCAGATAATCCATTTGTAGGGACTGGCTACAGGCTTGCTCTGAGGGATATTGTTAGGAATTTAAACCTTGCAACTCAAATCAAAAAAGGCTTTATGAATGGCAAGAACGTTCCTAGCTTGATTATTAAGGTTGATTCTTCGAGTGGAGAATTGGGCACGCAAGAGGGGCGAGACAAGGTCGCCAAGAAATACTTAACAACAAGTCAGGCAGGTGAGCCGTGGATTATTCCTGATGCTTTGTTGAGTGTCGAACAGGTCAAGCCATTAAGTTTAAAAGATATCGCTATCAATGAATCTGTTGAAATTGACAAAAAAACAGTTGCTGGACTTTTGGGAGTTCCAGTTTTTATTTTGGGAGTTGGAAAATTCGACAAGGTTGAATACAACAATTTTGTAAATACTACAGTCATGAGTATTGCTACAACAATCACACAGACTCTTACAAGAGATTTACTTATTTCAAGTAATCGTTACTTCAAGTTCAACCCACGATCGCTATACTCTTATGACATTACAGAGCTATCTACTGTCGCAAGGCAGATGACTAGTAATGCTGCTATGCGTAGGAATGAGTGGCGTGATTGGGTTGGAATGACTCCTGATCCTGAAATGGATGAAATCATTGTTCTTGAAAACTATTTGCCACAAGGCGAGCTAGGCAATCAGAGCAAATTAAATAAGGAAGGAGGAAATACTGATGCAGAAACGTAAGGCTTATATGCCCACTCAATTTCAAACACGAGAAGAAGCTGACAGCGGTGAATTGATTTTGAGTGGGTACTTTATCAAGTTCGATGAAGTTACTGAATTATGGCCGGGTTACTTTGAGGTAATCAAACGTGAGGGTGTTGAAAAAGCTATCAAAGGAGCTGACATCAGGGCATTATTTAACCATGATGATAGTTTAGTGCTTGGTCGTACTGGTAACGGGACGGTCATTTTAGGAGTTGATGAAATCGGACTTTACGGTGATATTATCATCAACAAGGATGACCCGCAAGCTGTTGGGGCCTATGCTCGTGTTCAGCGTGGTGATGTGATTGGATGTAGCTTTGGTTTTATCCCAATCAAAATCAATACGGAAGAGCAAGCAGATGGTTCGTACCTGGACACTATCTTAGAATTAGAAATCTTTGAAGTGAGTCCATGTACTTTCCCAGCCTATCCGCAAACGGAAATTGCTGCACGACAGAAAGACTTTGAAAGTCAACAGCGTGCCAATCGTGAAGCGCTGGACAAGCGCAAGAAAGAAATTAAGGAGAAATTTAACCTATGCACAAATCATTGATTTTAGGCGCTCGCATGCGCAACAAAGCAGCAAAAGTGGTAGAACTTGAAGAATCAATCAAAGAATTGAACAAGCGTTCTGAACTTGAAGCGAAGAAATTGGATCAAGCTGGAAATGATGAAGAAGTTTCAGCAGTTGAAAAGAACCTGGAAGACATTCAAAAAGAATTGGATGAAAAATTGGCAGAAAAAGAACAACTTGAAAAGGAAATCGAAGATTTGCAAAATCAAGTTGAAGAATTGAATCGCAAAGCCCCGACTTACCCAAGTCAAGAAAAACGTGGAGGACAGAAATTGGAAAAACGTGACGCAATTGCTAAATACATTCGTACTGGTCAAACTCGTGACATCGTAGGTTTGAAAACTACTGATTCAGGAAGCGCAGCTTTGATTCCTACTGAAGTTTTGAAACCTCATTTTGTCAATAAAACACGTAATCCACTTTTGGATCTTGTGGAACGTGTGAAAGTTAACAGTGGATCTGGTAAATATCCAGTTATCAAGAAAACAGATGGTGTAATGGTTTCAACAGAGGAATTGAAATCAAATCCAGAACTTGGAAAACCAGCAATCAGCGAGATTGATTATTCAATCAAGACTTACCGTGGATATGTCCCTGTGTCACAAGAAATGATTGACGACGCTGACTATGACATCATGTCCATTGTTGAAGACGAAGTGTTTAATCAAGGTGAAAACACTGAATTGTCATTAGTTGCAGCTGTCCTCAAAAAAGCTACCCAAGTAGATGCGGCTGGATTTGATGGTATTAAAGACATCTACAACAAGAAGCTTAAATCAATTTACAAAGCAAGCATCGTTGTAACTAAGTCAATGTTTGCCGCACTTGACAAGGTAAAGGACAAAGATGGGCGCTACATGCTTCAAACCGATGTAGCTTCACCTACTGGCTATTCATTTGGTGGGAAAACAATCTACAAAGTAGATGACACAGTGTTTGGAAACGAAGGAGATATGAAATTCTTTATCGGGGATGTCACTGAGTTCGTCAAAGAGTTTGACCGCTCTCAAGTATCCGTTAAATGGGTGAACAATGACATTTACGGACAATTGCTTGGGCTTTTCATCCGTTTGGATGTGAAGAAAGTAGATGAAGAAGCTGGATTCTTCGGAACCTATACTGATGTTGTAGCTTAAGGAGGTAGCGTATGGTCTATAAAGTAATCCGTCCTTTCAAGGACTTGGCTGATCCTGAAAAACATGACTATGCTGTTGGCGATATCTTTCCTCGTGAAGGATATGAGCCCACAGATAGTTTTACCAATGGCCTTTTGACTGGTTCTAACACTGCTGGCTCTATCTTCCTTGAGGTTTTGGGAGATGATGAGCCTAAGAAACCAGCTCCTGAAACAAAAGAAGTTAAGGAAGAGCCCGCAGTTGAGCAGGAAGAAACAGTTAAGGAAACAGTTGAGGAAACTGCTGAAGAGCCTGCTAAGGAAGTTGAGGAGTAAGCATGGATGAAGGTCAGCTTTTAGAATTGCTGAAGCTTAAGCTGGGGATTTCAACCAGCTTGAGAGACAAGCCGTTAGAAAAAATCATTTCAAGTGTCATCACTGAATTGACCGATAACCTCGGTATCGAGCTTGTCGGTGAGCGTGCTGACCATGAAATGTTTATTGTTGACTATGCTGCTTATCGCTATGAGGGTGGGGTGGATATGCCACGTCACCTTCAATGGCGACTGCATAATTTACAGATAGCATCAAAGAAAGAGGTCAAGAATGTGGAATCATGAAATCAAACTGATCTCTAAAAAAGTCACAGGTAAGGACAAGTTACTACAACCAATCTTTGAAGATGTTGAAGTTACTCTGTTGTGTCGTAAAAAGAAGGTTACTCGCTCTGAATTTTATCAAGCAAATCAGGCAGGTTTAAAACCGAGCTTGGTTGTTGAGATTCGAAATTTTGAGTATGAGAATCAGGAGTTTGCGAAATTTGAAGGCAAGCAATATCGTATCTTGAAAACCTATCCTATCGATTCTGAAATTTTAGAGTTGACTTTGTCAGAGGTCTTGAAATGAGTAATGACCTTGCTGATTTGATAGCGAAAGAACTTGCAGCTTACTCTGATGAGGTTACTGAAGAAGTGGATAAGATTGCAGAGCAAGTGGCTGATGAGACTGTGAATGAGTTGAAAGAGACAAGTCCGAAACGATACGGAAAGTATCGTAGAAGTTGGAAAAAGAAGAAGTTGGCCAATGGCTCTTTCGTTGTGTTCAACGCAGTTGCAAGTCTTACTCACATACTTGAGAACGGACACATTTCAAGAAATGGTGGTCGTGTCGCTGGTATCGTCCACATCAAGCCAGCTGAAGAAAAAGCGATTCAGAACTTTGAGAAGCGTATCAAGGAGATTGGGAAATGAAGCTATCAGACTTTGCTGCTATTTTGGAACAGGTAAACTTGCCTGTCACCTATCGAGCGTTTAAAACTGGGAACGCTCCTGACCTACCTTACCTGGTCTATTATGAATCAAGTCCAGTCATCAATGCAGCTGACAACACGGTTAATCATCAGATTAAGAGCGTGACAGTTGAGCTGGCTTTTGAGAATAAGGATGAAGATTTGGAAGAACGTCTGGAAGAGCTGTGGACAACCCACGAGCTCTTTTTCGATGTTCAAGAAGAAACATTTATCGAGACTGAAAGACTCTATGTCAAGTCTTATACGGTCTATCTATACTAAGGAGGAATGACATGACTCAAGAAAATAAAGTAACCTATGGTTTAAAAAATGTTCACGTTGCGCCAATTAAATCAATTGGTGCAGATGGAGTGATTGCTTACGATGAAACTTTCCGCTTTCCTGGGGCAATGGAATTGACATTGGATCCAAAGGGTGAATCAACACCAATCAAAGCAGATGATATCGATTATCACTTCATGAACTCAAACGAAGGGTATGAAGGGAAATTCAAAATCTCTCACATTATTGAAATGTTTGCGACTAAGATTTTGGGTGAAATCAAAGATGCTCAGACGGGTGTTTTGACTGAAAAAGCTGATGCAGAATTCACATCATTTGCCTTGATGTTCGAATTTTCAGGGGACAAGAACAAAACACGTCATGTTCTTTACTACTGTTCAGCGAGCCGTCCAGGAAATGGCTCAAAAACCAAGAACGGTACAAACGTCAATGAGCGTGAACTCGGCTTTAAAGCAAGTCCTCGTCCTCTGGATTCAGTTGTTAAACGTTCTATCACATCAGCTGATAATAAAGAAATTTATGACAACTGGTTCAAGAAAGTGTATGAACCTACTGCGGTGGTAGCTTAAGGAGAAAATCTATGCGTAAAATCGTTTTGGTTGGTAATCAGGAGTATGAGTTGGGGACCAATGGCTATACTCCCATTGCCTACAAGCAACAATTTGGGAAAGATTATTTTCAAGATTTGTTCTCAATGTTGAAAAATCAATCATTCATGAATGAATTGAACAAACTGGAAACTGACAAGGAGCTGACAGCAACTGATATGGACGTTTCGATGTTGTCAGATTTTGATATGACCTTTTTCAACCGTCTTTTTTGGACCTTTGCTAAATCTGCAAATCCTCACATCAAGCCTTATGAACAATTCTTCATGGAAATGGAAGTCTTTCCTATTCAGGAAGTTGGTCCTGTGCTGATGGAAATGCTGAATGCGAGCATGACGACAAAAAAGCACCAGATGAATCAGAATCAGCTAGCGAGGAAATCTTCACAGTAGAGTCTTATCTGTCCTGTTGTAAAGAAACTGGTCTGTCTATCGATGATCTAAAGCACATCTCAATCGGAATGGCTCTGGATTATCAGACGGATTATGTGAATTTACGGAGTGAGGATAAGGGTGGCGAACGGAAAGCCACGCAAGCTGATTTTGACAGCTTTTAAAGAAAAATGAGTGCTGAGAGAGCGATTCTGAGACCAAGTTCGTTGGTCTGACTGCATTATCAGTGGTAGAAATTCTCTCAGCGCTTTTCTATTTTTTATGAAAGGAGGAAATATGGCAGGAAATATCAAAGGTATCAAAATTGAAATCGATGGCGACACGCAACCCTTACAAAAGGCGCTGAAAAATGTCAATAAAGCTGCTACTGATGCAAGCCAAGAGTTGAGACAGATTGACAAGGCCTTGAAGTTTGATACAGGGAACGTAACACTCCTGACTCAGAAGCAAGAGGTCTTACAAAAGCAAGTTGCGACGACCAAGGAGAAACTTGAAACCTTGAGACAAGCTCAGTCTCAGGTGGAACAGCAATTCAAAAATGGTGATATTGGAGCTGATCAGTATCGTGCTTTTCAACGTGAAGTCGAAGTTACTCAAAACGTCCTAAAAGGATATGAGGGTAAGCTGGCTAGTGTCAATCAAGCTCTTGAAAGCAACGGGAATGCAACTAAAAGCAACCAAACGCAACTGAAAGAATTGCAGAATGAACAGAGTCAACTTGCTTCAGAGATGACTAAGGTGACAAGCTCATTCAAACTGCAAGAAAGTGCTTTAGGTTCAAATGCTAGCGAAGCTGAGAGAAATGCTCTTGCCCAGAAAAAGATTGGTGCTCAGTCTGAGATTGTAAGTAAACAGATTTCAAATCTAGAACAGCAATTGGAAATCACTAAAAAAGAATTTGGTGAGAACTCCACACAAGCCAACAAGATGGAAGCTGAGCTAAATCAGGCTAAGACTGCTTTTAATCATCTCAATGATGAGATGAAGGGAACAAAGTCTGCTGCTGATAGCACTCAAGAAAGTTTAAGTGAAATCTCAAGAAATTTAAGAGCAGAACTACTTCAACAGTTTAGTGAGAAGTTGAGTGCTATTTCAGAAAAGCTTGTGGAAGTAGGAAAAGAAGCGTTAGAAGCAGCTGCTCAAATGCAAGCTAGTAATGCTCAATTTACTACCGTTTTCGGAGATATGGAAACCCAAGCAAGAGAAGCGTTGAATGCTATTGGTCAGGAAATGGATATTGTCCCAGAGCGATTGCAAGGATCATTCACTCAGATGGCTTCATTTGCCAAAACTTCAGGATTGGATACAGCAGAAGCTTTGGATCTTACTTCTCGTGCAACTAGGGCAGCAGCAGACGGTGCAGCCTTCTATGACAAATCTATTGAGAGCGTGACAGAGAGCTTACAATCTTTTTTGAAGGGAAACTTTGCTAACGATGCCGCTCTTGGAATCTCTGCGACAGAGACAACTAGGAATGCCGCTGCAAATAAACTGTATGGCAAATCATTCAAGGACTTGAGCGAAGCGCAGAAGCAACTGACCTTGCTTCAGATGGTCGAAGACGGAAATAAACTCTCAGGAGCTCTTGGACAGGCTGCAAGAGAATCAGACGGATTAGAAAACGTGATGGGGAATCTGAAACAAGCTGGGACCAATGCATTATCTGCTATTGGTCAACCTCTTCTAGAAATGATGATCCCTGTTTTCCAAACCTTGGCAACGATTGTGAAAGGTGTAGCTGAGCTGTTTAATTCCTTACCTGATCCAGTAAAAGATTTCATTGTCATCTTAGGTGTGGTTTTGACAATTGTAGGAGCCTTAGCCCCCATATTCTTAACCCTGCAAGCTGTGTTTATGTCCTCATTTGGCGCAATGATTGCAGCAGCATTACCAATCATTGGAATTATTTCAGGAGTTGTAGTGGCCATAGCAGCGATTGTTGCTATTGTGAAATATCTCTGGGAAACTAACGAAGGTTTTCGAGATGCGGTCACGACCGTTTGGAATGCGATTCTTGAAGTTATCAATGCAGTCGTATCAGAGATTTCTAATTTTGTCATGGGTATATTTGGAACGGTTGTTGTTTGGTGGACGGAGAACCAGGAACTTATTCGAGCAAGTGCTGAGACTGTCTGGAATGCTATCTATACGGTTATAAGCACAATTCTGGAAATTTTAGGTCCACTCATTCAAGCTGGTTGGGATAATATCCAACTTGTCATTACAACAGCTTGGGAAATCATCAAGACCGTTGTTGAGACTGCAATCAATGTTGTTCTTGGTGTTATCAAAGCAGTTATGCAGATCATTACTGGTGATTGGTCAGGAGCTTGGGAAACTATCAAGGGAGTGTTTTCTACTGTATGGCAAGCTATTCAAAGCATTGTTCAGACTATTTTCTCAGCCATACAGAGCTACATTTCAAATATTCTCAACGGTATTTCAGGAACTGTATCAAATGTCTGGAATGGCATCAAGGATACTGTATCAAATGTGTTAAATGCTATATCTAGTACTGTATCAAGCGTTTGGGAAGGTATCAAGAGTACCATTTCAGGTGCAATCAACGGTGCAAAAGATGCCGTATCTTCAGCTATTGAAGCTATCAAAGGATTGTTCAACTTCAGCATTAGTTGGCCACATATCCCACTACCGCACTTTCATGTGAGCGGGTCGGCCAATCCATTAGATTGGTTGAGTCAAGGTGTTCCAAGTATTGGAATTGAATGGTATGCCAAAGGCGGTATCATGACGAAACCAACCATTTTTGGAATGAATGGTAATAACATGATGGTTGGTGGTGAAGCTGGTAACGAAGCAGTATTGCCGCTTAATGATAAAACGCTTGGCGCTATCGGTCGAGGCATTGCTCAGACAATGGGTGGAACTTCACCGACCATCAACATTACTATTAGTGGGAATACTATCAGAGAAGAAGCTGACATTATTCGGATTGCTGATGAGGTGGCGCAGAGGATTGCTGACGAATTGCAACGCAAGACACAATTGAAAGGAGGGTTTGCATGATCAAACATAATGAATTGGTGATTGATGGTGTAGCAACTTCCTCTTTTCCATTTGACGTGATTGTAGAAGAAGCGCCATCCATCGTGATTGCTAATAGTAAGACAAAACTGTGGGAGCACGATGGGATTAGTGGAGCCATACTACAAACTAATCATCATAGAGGGATGGTTGAGAAATCCTACACGCTTCACTTAGTCAAACCAAAAGAAGAGGACTTGAACCGTTTCTTGGCTCTCTTTGCCAGAGAGAACTTTTGGCTTGAAAGCGAACGTGTCAAGACTACTAAGATGTGGTGTTACAAGGTAAAGATTTCTGAAACTACTAGAAATCGTGCAGGATATTATGCGCTCAAAGTCACATTTGAGTGTCATCCTACAAAATTTTTCAAAGTCACAGACAATCAGACCTTTTCAAGAAGTGGAACTTTAAGAACTAAGGGCTCTGCTTTGGCTTTTCCGACAATTACCTTAACTGGTCAGAGTACGACTGAGGTTAGTTTTACAGTGGATAGGCAGGTTATCCGCTTAGAAAGATTGTCTGGAAAAGCTATCATGGTAAATAACCCTAACAATCCTAGTTTCTTAGACGGAACAGGTTCCAGAATTAAGTGGACAGGGGATTTTATCACGATTGATCCAATCAAAAAACAAGATGTTGGGATTGTCTTAGGTGCTGGTATCAGTTCCATGACGATTGAGACAGTTTGGGGGTGGGCATAATGCTATATTTGCTTGAAAGTGATACTCGTAACGTTAAATGGAATGGTATTCCACTGCATGAAGCGACCTCAGCTATCATAAAAGAGCAAATGAACGGGGATTTTACCCTCACTCTTCGCTACCCTATTACTGACTCTGAGATTTATCAGCTATTCCGTGAAGATATGTTGATAAAGGCTCCAGCTCCTGTGATTGGACCTCAGTTGTTCCGTATCAAGAAGCCAGTAGAGAATGATGATCATTTAGAAATCACTGCTTATCATATCACTGATGATGTCATGCAGCGGTCTATCAATCCTCTGTCTGTCAACAAGCAGAGTTGTTGGCAGGCTCTTTCTCAATTGGTACAAGTCGCTAAGTCTCCTATCAATGATTTTTCATTTACCAGTGATATCACAGACAGGAGAACCATCAACACAAAAGAAGTAGAAACACTCTACAGCGTGTTGATGGATGGCGCTCATTCAATTGTTGGGACATGGGAAGGAGAGATGGTTCGGGATAATTTCGCTATCTCAATAAAGCGAAATCGAGGAGAGGACAGAGGTGTTATCATCTCTACCCACAAAAACCTTAAATCCTATCAACGAACCAAAAACTCACAAAATGTTGTTACTCGGATCCATGCTAAGTCTACATTTAAGGCAGAGGGAGACAAGGAAGACACAACGATTGCCATAACGGTTGATAGCCCATTGATTGGCACTTACCCTTACATCAACGAAAGAAGTTATACAAATAACAACATTCAAACCGTTGAGGAGTTGACAAAGTGGGCTAGTGCTAAATTCACTAACGAACACATAGATAAGGCTACAGATGCCATTAAGATTGAAGCCTACGAGCTTGATGGCCAGACTGTCCATATGGGCGATATAGTCAATCTGAAAAGCTATAAGCACAATGTAGACGTTTATAAGAAAGCCATTGCCTATGAATATGACTGTTTAGCAAACAATGGACAGGGAGCCTATCTAACCATTACCTTTGATGACAAAGTGAAATCAGGAGGGAATGGTGGCGGATTGTCAGCAGTAGCAAACGCAATCTTGGACAAGCAAGAAACACAATTTGACATTATGCTGGAACGTGCAATCGCCAACGCTGACCGTGCGTTTGATGCTGAATTTGCCAAGCGTGAGAAAGATATTACGGACGGTATCGAACTTGCCAAGGCTAAGGCGGAAGAAGTCAAGCAAGAACTATCTGATACTATCAATCAGCGCTTCAACAGCTTTGACAACGGCCCATTACAAGAAGTCAAGCGCAGGGCTGAAGAAGCCTTGAGGAACGCTGGCGCAAGCAGCTTGCTTGCTCAGGAAGCTAAACGGATTGGGTTAGATTCTGTTGCCAAGCTTGAAGCATTCAAGGCGCAGACTACGAGCGCTCAGACAGCCCTATCGGGCGATTTGGACGCTCTGAAACGAACTATCGCTAATGATATTCGACCGAAGCAAGCGCAGACTGAAGCTGAGATTACCAAGCAAGTTGAAGCACTTAACAAGACCAAGAATGAGTTGGCTGGTGTGAAGTCAGCGCAAGCGACGTATGAAGAGACAACAGCTCGCAGGTTGACAGAGTTGACCAATTTGGCCAATGGTAAAGCCAGCAAGTCAGAACTCACGCAGACAGCTGAGGAGCTGGCTAGTAAGATAGCGAGTGTTAAAGTTGGTGGCAGAAACTATTATCGAGATTCCGAGAAGATTCGAACAAGTACTCGTTTCTTCTCGTTTCCTCTCCATCCATACCTTACCCAAGAAAATGTAGGGGAGACTTGGACTCTATCGTTTGATATAAAAATAAATGAAGGTGGCGAGATTCGTCCTCTACATTTTTATCACTATCAAACAAATCGCTTTGGTCTGAAAGCTAGTGCTGACATCACTCCAAGCAAGGACTGGCAACGGTTCACATTCACAGGTTCAGTTATCTTTCCGAACGATGACCCTCGTTAT